ACCCATCGCTACCCAATCGAGCACAGAGTGAAACACTTCGTGAACTCGGCCCTTGATCTGGATTGGATCGCCATCGTTGATGGTGATCTGGTGGGTGATGGTCTGCGTTGATGCGACCAGTGCCTTGAGATCCTCGATGTCCCCACGGAGATCTTCGATCACCTTGGCTGACATAGACTCGATGTCACCCTGTGACAGCGTAGCAGCCCCAGCATTGGGGCCATGCAGCCATAGGCTGACCTTCGCCTCTTCGGGCATCGTGGCTGACATACGGTACATGGTAGCCAGCAGCGCCAGCTTAGAGCGATGCGCTGGGGTCACAATGTCGCCCTCTGACCGTAGGTCATTGAGAACCTTGCAGATTTTGTTAAGACGTTGGTGATGCGAAGCATCAAGTGTGGTAGTATGATCGAACATAAATGTTCTCCTTTGTTGCGTTTAAACGGACTGGTTTGGAAGCTAGTCAGCGACTAGCGTTCCAGCGAGATGACATGCTGGGCATGTTGATTCGTGGGTAATCTTCGATTGCCACTTGGCTGACACTCTGGCGGTGAAGCCGCAGTCACTGCATTGCAGTTTGAGCATACGAGTGCCTTGCTTCTTACGAAGCGATGGATCGATCTTGGCATGGGGGTAAACCCCCAAGATCTCAGCGATCTCGGTCAGTGTGTCCAGCAAAGCTGGCGTGGCGGGTGTCTCTGTCATGGGGCCGGTGAAGCCAACGGCTTTGGCGATTCGGGCAAAGTCACCTCGGTGACCGCAGTCGATGCCAGCCCAAACATGAATGAATTCATGTAGTAGGACACGAAGAACCTCGACAGGCTCATCTATGATGGGGTTGATGCAGACTTCCATAGTTCCATCGGAACTGACGCTTGTATCGAATGCCTGACCTAGCACGACCCTGCCGGTCTTCGACCCACGATAGCCTATTGGGAATCCGCAAGTGACTCTGTAGCGCCGGGATTGCCAAGCGTCGGGTGAGATACCAGCACTGGCAAAGACCATCTCAAACAGTAAAACAAGCGCAGCTTGTAACCATTCTTCTCTCGTAGTGTATGACTGCATAGCAGTACTCCTTTGTTGCGATTGATGTAGTGAACACAAGCAAAGACATTCTGGCGAATGTCCTTGTGTTGTAATCACTCGTACTCATGTATATGTTTGCCAGTAACGGTAACCTCTATCGTTGCCTGCCAATTTACCTTGTCTACAAGGTAGCCCCGATCCGACATCGCATCGTGTATGTAATCTGTGAGTTGCTGCACCATCTCTCGGGTCTCCGAGTCGAAGTAAAGCTCGTCGCTGATTTGCAGAAAATTAACGTGACTGCCTGATTGATCGCTCATGTGTTTTCTCCTTTGTGAACACAATCGAAAGCATTCGTAGAATGCTCTCTGTTGTATGCACAACATTCGTAAATCTATCGTCTAGTCCAGATACCTTCGGTATCCTTCTGGTGCATCACGGGCCTCATGCCGATCTGCGTTCACACCTAGCCGGTTTACGCCGTTGACGATCTTGGCCTCCAGAAAGATGTCTCCCGACATCTGGAGGTGACTTCACCGCCCCGACATCATTTGCCCAAGCCTTCACAACATTGCCTTGCACACAATGTCAGCTTGATCCGCTCCGATCCGCCGTGAGATCGAAACACCGGTACCTGACCGGAGGTGGCCTACACCCATTCAGTGATCGTCGGGAGGCTGACCTGATAGGCTGGTCAATCCGTCGATGCCAATCACTATGCCCAGATTCCGTTTAAACTGTCAACTATTTTTTTCCAACTGGGTTTTTTAACCTATGGTTAAGTCGGTGAGTTTAAACGGGTCGTAGGGACACAATGGGTAAGCAGGTAAGCGTTAAAGAGCGCCTATTCGCTAGATATGTGGCCGAAGGCCGTACACAGGCAGAGAGTGCGCGTATGGCTGGTTACACCAGCAATCCAGACAAAAAGGGTAGTGAGTTGGTTAAAAAAGCCGAGGTCGTAGACCTAATCAATCAGCGAGGTGCTGAATTAGCCGAAGATCGGGCTGTTTCACTAAGTGAACACCTCGATACGCTGGCATCGCTCCGAGATGAGGCCAGAGAAGCTGGTCAATATAGCTCTGCTATACAGGCCGAGCATCATCGAGGGAAAGCCTCTAGGCTTTATGTGGAGCAACAGGCAGTTGTTCGGGCTGATGCCGACTCACCTACGGTGATCTTGGAGCGTTTAAACGGGCTGCTATCGCGTGATCGTGTCGCAACGCAGGACTGACGCGCATAATGCGCCTAGGAGTCCCACGCATAGCGCGTTTACACGCACCGGCAGACCCCCACACACCCGCACACAGCGCAGGAGTCCCGCACATACACATATATACAATTATCCACAGTCGATCACCCCACTTTACAAACCCCACCCCCTCAAAACGAAAACAACTATTGACAAAAATAGTGCGTAAAATTTTATATTTACTGAAATCATTTTGTAAACGTTGGGCGCAACATGACTATTGATATTGACAAACAGCTTTCTGACGTACAATTGTTGTTGACACCTGATCGACTAGCAGCCATGACTGCTTCAGAGCGTAAACAAGTGATGGATTTGATGCAGGCATTGGAGATGTCGGTACGAAGGGAGAAGTCGCAGGAAGAGTTTTTGTCTTTTTGTGCTTCTGTATGGCCTGCTTTTATTGAAGGTGGACACCACAGGAAGATGGCTGAAAAGTTTGAGCGTGTCGCAAGTGGGGAATGTAAACGCTTAATGATTAATATGCCTCCTCGTATGGGCAAGTCTCAGTTGACCTCTTGGTTATTGCCTGCATGGATCATGGGAAAGATGCCTGACAAGAAGATCATCATGGCATCCCACACCGCCGAGCTTGCTGTTCGGTTTGGTCGTATGGTTCGTAACTTGATTAGTAGTGAAGAATACAAAGATATATTCCCCGAAACCTTCCTCACTGCTGACTCGAAAGCTGCTGGTCGCTTTGATGTGTCAGGTGGTGGTGAATACTTCTCCGTAGGTGTTGGGGGTGCCGTAACAGGGCGTGGTGCCGACTTGCTTATTATAGATGACCCTCATTCAGAACAACAGGGCCAACAAGCAGATCCTAAAGTATTTGATTCTACCCATGAGTGGTTTAGCTCTGGGCCTCGTCAACGTTTACAGCCCGGAGGCGCAATCATTATTGTGATGACTCGCTGGTCGCAGAAGGATCTTTGCGGTCAGATTATGCGAGATAGCGTTGAGAGGGAAGGAACGGACGAATGGGAGGTTTTAGAGCTACCTGCTATCCTGCCATCAGGTAGATCCCTTTGGCCTGACTACTGGCCTGTAGAGGAGCTAGAGAAGCTCAAAGCAGAACTTCCTATCTCTAAATGGGAGGCGCAGTACCAGCAACAGCCTACATCTGAAGAGTCTGCCATCATCAAACGGGATTGGTGGCAAATCTGGGAAGAACGAGATCCACCCAAGGTATCGTTTGTTATTCAGTCTTGGGATACCGCCTTTATGAAGCATGAGCGAGCAGACTATTCTGCCTGCACTACATGGGGCGTTTTCTATATGGATAACGATGAAGGGCGTATGGCCCCAAACATTATTCTGCTTGATGCTTTAAAGGAGCGCATGGAGTTTCCCACTCTCAAGCAAAGAGCGTATGAGATGTACATGGATTGGGAGCCGGATGCATTTATCGTCGAAGCTAAGGCTGCTGGCGCGCCTTTGATTTATGAACTCAGGGCAATGGGTATTACCGTAACGGAATACACCCCATCCAGAGGCAATGACAAAATATCCCGCGTAAACGCTGTCGCTGACTTTTTTGCATCAGGTATTGTCTGGGCACCTGCCCGTCGATGGGCGGAAGAGGTGATCGAAGAGTTTGCATCTTTTCCCGTAGGCGACCACGATGACTTGGTGGACTCTTCAACTCAAGCATTACTGCGATTCAGGCAGGGCGGGTTTATTGCACTAGAGCATGATGACATCAGTGAACAACAAGTAAGACGCATTGCTAACTATTATTAGTGCGTTTAAACTCCGCGAAACCGGGAGTGTTATATGGCTGTAGAAAAATCCCTCGACTCTTTGCAAATGGCAGATATTCAAAATCGTCTTGAAGCATCTGTTGCAGAAGATCCAGCAATGGTGATAG